AGTGGTAAGTACGGTAGACGACACGTTTACCATTCTGAGTCACGGTTACACACAAGACCTCCCAGTCGTGTACAACTCGATTGATGGGTCACCAATCGGTGGTCTTGTTAATGGACGTACCTACTACGTTGAAGTGTTGACAAGCAACACCTTCAAGTTGAAGGCAAGCCCGGACGCTACAACCACGGTGAACCTTTCGTCGCAGGGGACAACAACAGTTCACTCATTTACTCCTGCTAAGACAGGAATTATTGGTACGTTGACTGTTGATACCAAGGTTCCTCAGGAAGATTGGAGCATTGACCCCTGTAATGGAACTGGCTCAACTGGTTACAACCTAGACCTGTCCAAGATTCAGATGATTTACATGGACTACTCATGGTACGGTGCCGGTAAGATTCGATTCGGCTTCAAGACCGTTGAGGGTCAGGTTAAGTACACCCATGAGTTCACTCACAACAACCAGTTGTTTGAGTCTTACTTCCGCTCAGGTAACTTGCCAGCTCGTTACGAGGTAACAACCTTTGCGAATCCGACATACATTCCGTCGCTGTTCCACTGGGGTACTTCGGTCATCATGGATGGCGAGTTCGATGACGACAAGGCGTACTTGTTCACCAAGTCGAGCCAGACGCTCAACATTGGTGGTACGACCTCGAAGACGTTTGGTTCTAATGCGGTTGACCGGATTACTGACATCATCAACATTCCTTCTCACGGTTTTGATAATGGAGATGCTGTCCAGTTCTTGGGTCTTGGCTCTAATGGTTTGCCCCAGAGCAACAACCAGAACCCTCGTACTCAGTACATCGGTTCTTACTACCCGTATGACTACCTAATTAATGAGAGTACTTATTACATTAAGGTTGTTGACGACAACAATATTGCTCTAGCTTTCAGCGAAACAGATGCTACACGTAGTGAAGTTTCTATTAGCAACATCAATAAGAGCAACTACTTGGTAACCGTGGATACGAATGGCAGTCATGGACTACAGGTCAATGATTACGTGTTGATTCGTATTAACCCCCAATACAGCAACTACCTTGCTTACTCCGGGGTCTTCCGAGTAAGCCAGATTGTTGATGCTAATACATTCCGCTACTACTCGTATAGCTACCAACGAAGCAGCAGCGGAATTAGCAATCCGCAGAACTCGTTCTTCCAGCGGAACATTATCAACTTCTACAACAGTGGAAACTCGCAGTCCACTTACAAGTTGTCTCCGCAGGGTTCGTTGAATAACACATCCGGTACTAACTATCAGCCGCTCATTTCTATCCGACTGAGCCCCTCGGTTTCAGAAGGTTTGACGGGTGCTTTGGGTGACCGAGACGTTATCAACCGAATGCAGTTGCGTCTGCAGGAAGTTGGTGTCCAGACCAACGAGTTGATTGATGTGAAGATTCTTCTAAATGGACGACTCAACAACTTGAACTTCATTGGTGTGGAATCTCCCTCTCTGGTTCAGGTCGTGGAGCACACATCAAACGACACAGTTTCCGGTGGTATTCAGGTGTATAACTTCAAGGCATCTGGTAACAACGGTGTTGAGCAGTCAACTAACGTTGATGTGAGCGACCTGTTCGAGCTCTCAAACTCCATCCTCGGAGGTGACTCAGTGTTCCCAGACGGACCTGACATCCTCACCGTGGCGGTTGCCCGTCTGACTGGTCAAGAAACATTGGCCTCAGCGAAACTGTCATGGGGCGAGGCTCAGGCGTAAGGGAGAGATACAGATGGCTATTCAAAGACTTGCTGCGGCAAGGCCAGAATCAAATGTCGATACAGGCATGGTCACATTCACGGACAGCTATTTGGTGTCTGTGGTTGTCACGAATATCTCGCCTTCGGCAACTCCTATTCCTAGAATAGCTATCTACATCGTTCCTTCGGGAGCTTCGACTGAAGGTTCTTACGTATATCTAGCAAACAACTTGGACCTTGGGTTTGGGCAAAGTTTTGAGACATTTAGATTTGCTGTAAACCCGGGCGATGGACTCTTTGTTAGAACAACTCAAGCCAACGTATCTTTCAGTGCTTATGGTCTTCTTCAAGATGATGCAATCGGTCAGGGAGACTTATCGCTTACCTTTAGAAATAAAGTCATTAGAGGCGTAGATAACACTCTCTATCTAGATGTTGGTGAAACTGCTGACCGTAGGCCAGACGCTGAGGTCGGCTATGTTCGATTTAACACAGAGTACAGCGCTCTTGAGGTTCTCACCGGGGAAGAGTGGGAGCTGGTTGGAACAGGGACAGGCGATGGAGCAACTGGACCTACCGGTCCTACCGGACCTGCGGGGGATGAAGGACCAACTGGTCCCTCAGTAACCGGAGCTACTGGCCCCACAGGTCCTACTGGTCCCTCTGGAGGACCGACTGGACCAACCGGAGCTACAGGACCTACAGGCCCGGGCGGTGGTGCAATTGATGTTGCTAATACAACAGACGCAACAACTTTTGTTGGCCTCTACGAGGACGCCACTGGAACCATTGGTGGTAAGACAAACTCTGGCATAACTTTTAATGCCAGCACAGAAGTCCTCGCTGTAACTGCAGTCGAGACTGAATCAATCAACGCTCCGTCATCTCTGACTGGTACATACAGTCTCACTTCACCAACCACAATCACTCTGGACCCAGTTGATGAAATCATCAACGATGCTCCGATGAAATTGGTCAGTAAAACAGTCCTTGAGCTGTCAACCTTGGTATCAAGTGCGGGTTCTATCGTCTACTGCACAGATGAAACTGGCGGACCAGTTCTTGCTTTTTATGACGGTACTGACTGGCGGAGGGTGACCGACCGAGCGGTGGTCCAGTAATGTCTGACGAGTTGCGGGAGTATACAGTTACCGCACCAGACATGAATACCACAGATTCCATCTGGGACGACCTGCTCACTGATGCGCCAACTCCCGACACAATCCCCGACAGGTCGGTAGAAGTAGCTAACGAGCGTACAAACAATCCCCGCAACACTTCTTACTTTCTTACTGATGCTGAAGCCGAGGCTCTTCGTCAAGACCCTCGTGTAGAGGCTGTAGAGGATGTCTCCGAAATCCCCGTTCGAAAGCGTGCGTTTCTAGACGGGAACTTCAACAAGTTGACCACCCAGACCGGAGAAAAGCAGAACTGGGGACTGCTGCGCCACATCAATGCAACAAATGTTTTTGGGACTTCTACGTCTGACCCCGGTGGAACTTATGATTATGTTCTAGACGGCACAGGAGTAGATGTCGTAATTGTTGACAGCGGAATTCAAGCTGACCACCCTGAGTTCGAAGATGCTGAAGGTAACAGCAGGGTTCAGCAAATTGATTGGTATACCTCCAGCGGAGTTTCTGGGTCAATGCCATCGGGGTTCTACGTTGACTACGACGGTCATGGGACCCACGTTGCCGGAACAGTGGCAGGCAAAACTTTCGGCTGGGCAAAAAATGCCAACATTTATGTCATTAAGTTGGCTGGTCTTGAGGGTGCGTCAGACCCCGTGGGAGGCATGAGCGCTGCAGATGCTTTCGACTGCATCCTTGGGTGGCACAACAATAAAACCAATGGAAACCCCACGGTCGTTGTGAATAGTTGGTCGTACATTATCTACTGGGATGAAGCAACCGACGAACTTACTTACAACGAGGTTACCTACTATCCGGTAACAGGGGGTTCCTATCGAGGTGTATCGCATAGCGATACAACAAAAGACACTGCTAAAGGTTTGACCGGTCAACAAGTTAACACAACGCTTTATATTTTTAATCAGAGAGTCTCCTCAGTAGATGCTGATATTGCCTCAATGATTAGCGCTGGAATTGTTGTGTGCAACGCTGCTGGCAATGGCGGTCTAAAGCACGATGTGTCCGGTGGGGCTGATTACAACAACTACGTAACAGCCACAGGTCTGCCAGATTTTTACTACCACAGAGGTGCCTCTCCTTCAGCAAATGGTTCTGCTGGATTTGAGGTCGGCTCATTTGGTACAAACTTCATCGGTGGCGTGGAGGCAAAATCTGTTTACAGCGACGCCGGTCCCGGAGTAAACGTTTACGCTGCTGGAGACAGAATTATTAGTGCTTACAGCATTACCAATATAGATTCCGCCAGCAATCCTTACTACTTAGACAATGGTTACTACCAGCAGATTCTTTCTGGGACTTCCATGGCTACCCCTCAGGTAGCCGGAATGTGTGCCCTGCTTCTCCAAGCTCATAGAGATTGGACCCCTGCTCAAGTTGTCGGTTGGATGGAGGGCAATGCCAAGACCATTCTCCACACCACCGGCCTTAGCGATGATTACGCTACAACAAACAGCGTTTATGGGGGCCCAAATAGAATCGCTTTCATGCCAATGTCTGGTCAAAGACCATTCTCTTTCTCAGAAGTGGCCTAGGGAAGAGAGTCGGCGGAGATGAATTATAGTAAACTAGGTTCTAGATTTCTCAGGAAAGTGACGGTGGCTGTCTAATGGCTGTAACTCGTATCGGGGCTGCTAACCCCCTAGCCAACACGCCTACTGCCTTGCCCGAAGTCACCACTACGGGTGTGGCTTCTGTCATTGCTTCTAACACCGAATTTGCCGATGCTGCCACCACTATCTATGTCCAGCCAGTAAACACCGTTGATGAAGCAAGTCGTGTCTATCTCGCTGCCAATCTAACTGTTCAGGCTGGTCAGAGCTATGAAACTTTCCGCTTTGGTGTTCAGAGCGGGGACGTTGTTTATGTTCAAGCAGACACCCCAGATGTCTTTTTCTCGATGTCTTTGGTGTACGAAGTTGCTGGAACAGACACAGTTTTCTACCAAGAGTCGCAACCGGGATTCCCAGAAGTCGGACATATCTGGGTAAAGCCAAGCACTGGTCAAGTGTATTTTTACACTAATGACAATGGATGGTCTCAACTTGCATACATTGGTGAAGGCCCCACTGGGCCCACTGGACCTGTCGGCCCTCAAGGCCAGCAAGGCGTTACTGGTCCTCAGGGTTCTGGTGTAAACATTCTTGGAACTTACTCCACTCTAGAACTTCTTTCATCTGATAATCCCTTGGGAAATATTGGTGACGGGTACGTTGTTCAAGATGACCTCTATGTTTGGTCAGACCTGAACCAAGAATGGGCCTTAGTTGGGCCTATCGTTGGACCTACTGGTGCTACTGGCCCGACGGGCTCAACTGGACCAACGGGTGCGGATTCAACAGTTACAGGTCCGACAGGTCCGACTGGTCCTTCTGGTGGCCCTACTGGCCCGACTGGGCCTACAGGTCCTACAGGCGCAACCGGTCCAACAGGTGCTGATAGTCAAGTTGCAGGACCTACTGGTCCTACCGGGCCTACTGGTCCTACCGGGCCAGATGGTCAGCTCGGGGCAACCGGTCCAACAGGTGCTACTGGAGACGATGGCATTGTTGTTTCAGCCACTGCACCAGCAAATACCGATGTTGTCTGGGTGGACACAAGTGTTGCCGGTGGGTATGGGGTTTTCCAGCCAGTGCAGAATGTTTTCTTCCACAGCCCCAATGCAGCAAACAGCGGTGTTTGGACTATCGCTTTTGATGCAGCAGATACTTTTGGCGGAACCGTAGCGAGTGCTGGAACGCAAAATGAGTACATCGAGTGGAATGTGTCTGTCACCCCCGGAACATACACGCTAACCCTTATTCACGATGAGGATGGCGACCGTGGCATTTACACCGCATCTATTGACGGAACAGATGTTGGAACTATTGATGGTTACAACGCATCCGCTGGTCCTGCTCTCGATGAGATTACTTCAATCTCTCTAACTCAGAACAACGTTGTCCCAGTGAGATTTACTATGGCTACGAGAAATGCCAGTAGCTCTAACTACTTCGCAAGTATTTCTGGATTTACTCTGACAAGGACGGGCGACTAATGAGCGTAGTCAGGCGATATAACACCACATCAGCTGATTGGGAAGCTGTAGCCATTGGCGACCAAGGACCGACTGGACCTACTGGTCCTTCGGTCACTGGTCCGACTGGCCCTATCGGAGAGACTGGACCCACCGGGCCCAGCGGTGGACCAACGGGACCCACTGGACCTACTGGCCCTACGGGAGCCGATGGAGCAACCGGCCCAGTTGGTGATACTGGTCCCACCGGTCCTACTGGTTCTGACGGTCCTACTGGCCCGACTGGACCGCAAGGCGAAGACGGCACAGCCGTAAATCTCAAGGGGGAGGTTGCTACTACGGGAGACCTGCCCGGAAGCGGTGCGGCTGGTGATGCCTACGTTGTCGAAGCAGATGGTGAACTGTATGTCTGGGATACAACAACCACTCAGTTCCTCAGCATCGGCTCAATTCTAGGTCCCACAGGAGCTACAGGAGCTACAGGTCCGTCTGGTGGCCCAACAGGTCCCACAGGAGCTACAGGTCCAACGGGACCATCCGACGGTCCTACAGGGCCGGAAGGACCTACCGGACCTACGGGGCCCACAGGTGCGACCGGAGCTCAAGGTGCAGACAGCACTGTTACAGGCCCAACTGGACCTACTGGACCGCAAGGATTGGGCGGGCCAACGGGACCAACAGGACCTGCAGGAACCACGACCTTCACTGGTCTAGACGAGCCGACAAACTCAAACAGAGGCTATGATGAAGCGGCTCTTCCAGCAATTGCTCAGCTCGTTGTAACCGCTAACGGAACAGACGGTTATCAGTTTAATTCCCATTATAGCGGAGACAACCCAACTATCTATGCTTTGGGTGGAGCAACTATTGCCTTTAAACTAAGCGGTCTTTCCAGTCATCCGTTTAGGTTGCAGGAAGACACTGGCGCTGGTTTTGCGAATATCGAAAGCGGTCTAATTCATATCGACACAGACGGAACGGTAAATGTTGATGTGAACGCACAGGAGCAGACTTCTGGAACTGTGTATTGGAATGTTCCGGTTACCGCTGCTTCAAACGGGTATCGTTACCAGTGCAGCATCCACACTGCGTCAATGGTGGGGACAATTACTCACAAATCTCTGAGTTCTATCTAGTTTTTAGCGCTCTCAAACTGTTATAGTGGTTTCACTACGACAGATTGAGAGAAATAATGACTCAGCTTCCAAACTGGTTCGCCAGCGATGGACAAGCAAATTTTCACGCTCATCTGAGTGACCTGTCTTCTTCGCCAGTTAGGGCTCTTCAGATTGGTGCTTACACAGGGGATGCAAGCCTGTGGATGTACCTAAATCTTCTCAAGAACCCCGACTCTGTTCTTATTGATGTTGACACTTGGGAGGGTTCAGACGAGCCGGTACATCATGGGATGAACTGGGGTTCCGTAGAGACTGTCTACGATGCAAAAACCCAGAAGGCTCGTGAAGAAAGAAAAATTGTCAAGTTTAAGGGAACCAGCGACTGGTTCTTCAAGAACAATCAACAGTTCTTTGATTTTATCTATGTAGACGGAGACCACACCGCTCCGTCTGTTTTGAAAGACGGATTTCATGCTTTTGACTGTCTCAAAGTTGGCGGAATATTGGCTTTCGATGATTACCAATGGTCTGCCGGTCTAGGAGTATCTAAAGAACCTAGAGCAGCAATTGATGCTTTCTACCAAATTTACATAGACAGAATAGAAGTCTTAGTTAATGGGTATCAGTTCTGGGTTCGGAAGATGGTGTGACGATGGCAGAGAAAAAGCCGTATAAATTTGTTGTTGTTGGTGGAGGTACGGCAGGGTGGATTTCTGCTTTGTATTTGCGTTACAAATCTCCTACTTCTGAAATTGTACTTGTGGAATCAGACTCTATTGGGGTTCTCGGGGCTGGGGAAGGTACTACTCCTCCGTTTATTGATTTCCTAGATAAGGTAAAGATTCCTCTGTCAAGACTTGTAAAAGAAACAAGTTCGACCATTAAAAATGGAATAAAGTTTGTTAATTGGCAGGGCAGTGATGATTACTACTATCACGGGTTTAATGCAAGCGACGAAGTAGGACTCGCTTCGTTTGACAGCCATCAGTATCTGTACGACACCTCGGTTCTTTTCGCACACGGTGAGGCGACAGGTAAGCCATTTTCTAATTACAACTATCTAGACCGATTGAGCGAGGCCAATAAAGTACCGTTTCTTCCCCACCCTGAGTACGATAATCAGATTATTCCCGACCCGATATTTAAATATCTATACAACGCAAACTACGCAGTTCACTTTGATGCCATCGCTTTGGCTGATTTTTTCAAGAGGGTGGCTACAGAGGAAAGAGAAATTACCCGTATAGAGGGGAAGGTGGTCAGCGAGTCAACTAATTCAGTCGGAGAAATTGAGTCCCTGCACTTAGAATCCGGAGAGACCATCGAAGGTGACTTTTTTATTGACTGTACTGGCTTTGCAAAAAGACTTATAGGGGGTCTCTACCAAAGCGAATGGGAAGACCACTCTCCCTATCTCACTGTTGATTCAGCGATGCCTTATTTTCTTCCAGTTGACCTAAATAATTTAGCTCCTTACACCGAGTCTACAGCCATGAAGTACGGCTGGTCGTGGAAGATTCCTCTACAGCATAGATATGGCTGCGGTTACGTCTTCGACTCTAACTATCTGACCGACGAAGAAGCCAAAGCAGAGATTGTTGAGTTTTTGGGCGAGGAACCTGTCTGGCCTCGGGAAAAATCTTTTAAGTTTACTCCGGGCTACTACAAGACCCCATGGGTGAAGAACTGCCTTGCTGTAGGTCTGTCAAGTGGGTTTATAGAGCCTCTTGAAGCTACATCAATTTGGGCTACTATTTTGCAGCTAACACATGCTTTGAAAGATATTGGTTTGGTTAAAAATCGGAATCAAAAAAGCATTGATGAGTTCAATAAATATTCTTGTCGGATTAATGACAACATTTTTAACTTCGTGTACTTGCACTATATGGGTGGAAGAGAAGACACAGATTTTTGGAAGCACTATCAATCACAATCAAATGCGCCAAAGCCTTTAAAGAAGATTCTTTCAACTTGGGATTACAGACTCCCCAGATACACAGATTTTGAAGGAGATATTTTCTCCCTTGAGAGCTGGCTTTCTGTTTCAAAAGGAGTTTCAAAAATTAATAGCAAGACGTACAAACAACTTTATAAAGACAATGAAGTTCCAGAAACAATCGAAGCAGACTACGAACTTTTAATGGAAGTCCAAAACGAGTACCTTGATTTATCTCTTCTTCATATGAATTTTATTAATGACCTCAAAAAAGCCGCTCCGGTTCGGCAAGCGTGACATAGGAGACAATGATGAAAACAGCTATTTACACAATCGCACTCAATGAGCTGCAGTTTGTTGAGCGTTGGTATGAATCCGCTAAAGATGCGGACTATCTTCTAATCGCTGATACGGGGTCTACAGACGGGACGGTGGAAAAGGCTCGTGAGTTGGGCATCAATGTTGTCGATGTGCGTGTCAGTCCTTGGCGATTTGACGACGCACGCAATGCAGCGCTCGCTGCACTTCCTCTCGACATCGACATGTGCGTGTCGCTCGACATGGATGAAGTAATTACCCCGGGGTGGAAAGAAGTTCTCGAAGAAGCGTGGAACAACGGAATCAACCGTCCCCGCTATAAGCATGTCTGGTCATTCAACGAAGACGGAACACCCGGTCTTGAGTTCTCCTACGACCACATTCACGCCCGTAAGGGGTTCCGCTGGCGTCACCCCGTACATGAGTGCATTTACTCCTACGGAATTGAGGAGGTTCAGGGTTGGGTAGATGGGCTGGAGACACATCACCACCCCGACAACACAAAGAGCAGGTCGCAGTATCTACCTCTCCTTGCGCTTTCGGTCAAGGAAGACCCCTACAACGACCGGAACGCTTTCTACTACGGTCGTGAGTTGTATTTCTACGGACAGTACATTGAAGCTGCCGCTGAGCTGAAGAGGCATCTAGAGCTTCCTACAGCCCATTGGAAGCCAGAGCGTGCTGCTTCAATGCGCTTTATTGGAAAGTCCCTACCAGCGGAAGCTGAGCACTGGTTCCGAAAAGCAGTAGACGAAGCCCCGGGCCGCAGAGAGCCGTTCGTAGACCTTGCAAAGCTTTACTACGGTCGTCAGGAATGGCGTCAGTGTCTAGACGCAGCCGAGAGCGCCTTGGAGATTAAAGAAAAGCCTTTGGAATATCTTTGCGAGGCTGAGTCATGGGGTGCAGCACCGTGGGACTACGCCGCAATCGCTGCGTACAACCTTGGAGAGTATGAGAAAGCCGCTGAGTACGCTCGCAACGCTGTAGAGCTTGAGCCAGACAATGAGAGAATGAGAAGCAATCTCGTTTTCTGTGAAAAAGCCGCCGGGGCAAATATTACTTCTTAGACTTCCTAGCCCGCTCTTTTTCCCGAGCCTTGACACGAGCCCTGCGCTCCCGCTCTTTTTGCTTCTTCTCTTCTCGCTGCTGGCGTTCGTGCTGGTAAGCGTGAACAGCATTGACGCTAGTTCGACTCTTCCACGAGAAGTGGCATACAGTGCAGGACACAATCTTGGCGGTAGTCCAACGACCGCCACCGCTCAGCTCCTGAGTGCTAGTCTCCAACTTGGAAGGACGAGCGCTGCAGTACGGACAGTTGGGGAATCTACGCCTACGAGTCTCCTCTCCTTTGTAAGACACGGAGAGAGCTCTGCGAATTTCAACTTCATCCTTGCCACCCCAAATGCCCCAAATCTGTCTGTGCTCTAACGCCCACTGCAGACATTGAGCTCGTACCGGACACGAGTAGCACAAGTTTTTCGCTTCTGTGCGCTCGTTGGCTTCTTTCGAGAAGAACCATTCTCGGTTCTCACGAAATTGGGGTTTGGAGCACAAAGCATCCGACTGCCACTTCAGGTTGTCGGCAGGTTTCCACACGCCACCATAATAGTAGATTAGACGAGATAAATCCGGGATATTGGACTAGTTTTGTATAATTTCCACCCAAGTGGTTGGTAGAGATTGGTCTACATAGTCGCCATACTCGGTTTCGCCATCTTCATCGCAGGCGAAAAGTTGGGTGTCTCCATCTACATACCCTGAGTATCCAAAGTCCCACAGAGCCCCTTCTAGGGCTTTAAAACCGTCTCCCAGCGAGTCCACTACACCGTCTCTCTGGAGAGTCGAGGCTAGGGCTCTAAGCACGATTTCGTTGTCGGATTCAACGTGGTCGTGGGTGACGTACACGAGGTCTGAATGGTTCTCCGAGAAGTAGCCCTCGCCCTCCCAGTGGGACCAAAGGGACTCTCCCAGACGAACGTCTTTCACTTGCCTACTCTTCTTCTGACTCTTCTAAGTCGAAGTGGGCCTCTGTGTTTCGGCTCATTGTAGAAATTTTTTGATTGGTGAAAGAGTCTGCTTCTGGGTCACGAAGTTCGTAAATCCCAGAGATAGTGATTTTCCCGCACTGAGAGCAAACTTCTACGGTCTGGGTGTTGTACTTCTGAGGGATGTCTACACCCTTTAGACGCATGAGAATGTTCCCATCATCGTCGCAGCTTTCGGGTTCCCACTGAGTATGGTCTTTAAGCCAACACGCTTCACATGTTGGCAGTGGTGCCATAACCCGTTCTGCGCTCATGCTTATATTCTACCTGTTTGGCGAGTATGGGATTGTCTTAGGAATGTTTATTTTGCTTTTTCCACGCATTGTTCTGCGCTCCCTAGGGGTCAGCCCTCCCCACATACCGTGGAGTTCGTTTTCTATTCCCCACAGTGCGCAATCATTTTGATGGACGCAGGTGTTGCAGATTTTCTTCGCTTGTCGGTAGTGGTCTGAGGGGAAGCCAACCCTTTCGGGGTCGTCTGCGTCTTTGTTGAAGAAGATTTCAACTCCGACTTCTCGACACTTAGCCTCATCGAATTCCCATGGCATCTTCCTCATTACGAAGTTATTCTCCTGTCGCTAGCTTCCCTACTTCATAACCGCAACCGGCATAACCGGCAATGTCAACCCAAGTGTCTGGTTGGAACCCTGACTTAGAAACAAATCGAGCAAGTTTCACACCGACCATCGCCATGGCAACTTCTTCGGCTGTTATTTCCCGCTCAAAAAGAACGGACCAGATTTTTGCAATCCTTGTCAGATTCTCTTCTGGTCCGCCGTACTGAACATCTCTATCCCCTGCGATAATCCGTGCCGCTTCTCTGAGAGCCTCGACACGGGGGAGAACGGGTTCTGGTGCTGGTGTCGTTTTGTCATCGTCTGACATCTTTTATCCTTGCTATTACTTCGGCTGTGTACTGGTGGTCGCTAGAGATATCGGAGCTTTCAGACACAACAAGCTCGTAATCAATTTTGTGTGCTGGAGGGTCTTCTTCGTACTCTTCGTCATCATCTTCAAAGTCAAACTCGTCAGAGATTTCAAGAAACTTTGAGATGGCTGCATCAGCACGCTCTTTTAGTTCTTGATAGCTGTCACCCTCAACTACAAACTTCAGCGTGGCTGTTGTGGTCATGCTGAGACCAGTTTCTCCAGTTTGTCAGGCGGGTAGTGCGCTCCATCAAGAGTAGGAGTTTTTCCGTCGTTGCTCTTGATGATGACATCACCGTAGCGAACACCCACAACTACGCCTTGGCGTCCGTTGTGGAGAGTCCCTATGTCTCCTGAGAAAGCGTCTGCTCTAACACGAACAATCTCCGAGACTCGGATATCTCCCGGGCGTGCTGGAATCCAGACTTCGCCTTTCTTATCCTTTACAAAAGCGTGACCTAGGGCCAGCTTAGAGAACATCTCGATTGCTTTTTCACGGTGCTCATCTGTCAGTTCCATTTCGTCAAAAACTTCGATGAGCTTTATGGTTGCGTCGCCTACAGGCTTTCTCACACGAGCAGCCTGCAGCTGCTCCTTAATCCACTTCATATCAAGGTTGCCCATTTTGGCTCCTTTCTTGTCTAATTGTACTGGTTGCAGTTATGGAAGTAAAGGATTCGAGGAAGAGACAATAATGTCTCCACTCAAAATCCCTCGTAGTTCGTTGGAGACCTCATCCCATGTCGGAATGTTATTTATATAACTTTCTTTCTGGAACGAAGCAAGTTCATATCTTTCGGTGTGGCTCATCTCCTCAACGGAGGTTGCTAAATAAGACCACTCTGCCCCCATGTGGCTGGTGCGCCTCCAGTCCGTAATGACCGGCACATCCATGCTGAGCGACTGAGCGAGCAGCGGGGACCACCAAGGCTGCCCCTGTCGGTAGACCGAGATGAGAGAACCAATAGACCCTCGAACTCTGTCAATTACGTCTTGCTCTGTCTCAGACCTCTTACTTTGAGCAAGGACAACTTTCTGGGTCAGCTGCTCTCTGGTGCTCCTAAGCCAAACCGTGTTGGTTGCGTCGGCTGTCCAGTAGTTGCTCTGGGTTGCGTTCTCCGTACTGACGTAGTTCTTTTCAAACAGCCAACTGTCTGGAACAAGAGAGATAAGACTGTTTGCACCCATGACCAAGCTGTCTTGGTAGATAGTCCTACTCTCCGACCACGGGAACGCTGGGTGGTAAGTGTGAGGCCACTTCTTACTGTGAAGAAACGCTATAAAACCGTTGACCTCGTTCTGCAGCTGGTTGCTAGCTACAAAGTCCGAATAGTTTTTCCTTCTGCTAAAGAAATCCTTCGTCAGGTCTGACTTCCCAGTACGACAAGAGTTAACCGACGCTTGAAGTTTGTGCGGCTCCGGGGCGTCAATAAACATCTCAAGATTGCCGAGTTTCCATGCTCTGTAAGCGATGGCAAATGCTGGGTAGACCTTGTAAGCAGTGACGCTGGTGGGAGGAGCGATGCCTACGAGAACTTTGTCGTACTGCTCAAGCTCTTCCATCGACATGTCTATAGAAGGCTTTGATACGAACTTAACGTCTGCGTCAGCGTGTACCAGAGACTCGTAAAGGAAGTTTGCAAAAGTCGGTTTACCGAGAGTGGTCTGAGAGGCTGTGGAACCTGTAATCAGTACCTTCATATCTGTCCTTATCTATTCATAACCAGAGAAGCCGCCCAATCCGAAGACTGGACGGCTCCTCTAGCCATTCGTTATGTGTATATACGGGGTGTATATACAGCTTAGAAGGGTGCAGCAGGTGCTGCGCTCGGAGCCGACTCAGCCGTAGTCGGTGCCGGTGCCGCAGGAGGCGGTGGTGCCGCTGCGGGAGCTGGTGAGGCAGCCGGAGCAGCCGCAGTCTGCGGAGCAGCAGCCGTCTGAACTGGGTAATAGTTCTTGATTTCGTTGCGCTTCTGACCGTTGTAGGTCCGAGAGCCAATCTGACCACGGAACTTACGACCGGCAAGAGCCTGCTCAATCTGAGCGTTGGTCGGGTTCGAGTCGAAGAACTCCTTGCCAAGACCCATAGCTGCCATCTTCCGGAAGAAGATGCCGAGCGCCGTCGGGTTGTCGGGAGAGACAACGAGGTTGTCCCAGACAAGGCGCTTGGCGTGAGGACCAGCCTCAACCTGCGTCTTGACGCTGAACATGGTCTTACCCGACTGGGTGACCTTGGCGACTCCCTCGACAACTACGAGTTCGTAGTCCCCATCCGGGAGCGGTTCATAATTGTTGTTGGTCTCGCCTGCATCCTTGATGAGGTCGGAC